TATTTCAAACGGAATGGATGTTCTTGAAGAAAAGAAAAACTACAAGATCATCTCTATCAGTCCCGCTATTGACATTGCTCTGGGGGGCGGCGTGAAAGAGGGGTCATGGTTAACCTTGACAGGAGATCCCAAGAGCGGCAAGACAACTACCGCTATGCAAATCGCCGCAAACTGTCAAAAAGAAGGCAGGCCGATTATTTATTTAGACGCGGAGGGCAGACTGAAAGACATGAACTTTGAAGTTCATGACCTAGACCCCGATAAGATGAAAATCGTTCACCCCGAAGACAAACCGCTACCCGCAGAAGATTTTTTAGACGTGGCCCATAAATTAATGAGTCACCCTGATTACTACGGCGCGGTTCTGATCATTGATTCCATATCAGCGCTGATACCCAAGAAAGAACTAGATGGAGATTTCTCGCCCGGAAGAGCGGGGCTTCCCAAGATTCTTTCTATTTTTACCAAGAAGATGGGCCAGCTATTGCCCCGACAGCGTGGGCTTATTATAGCTATAACGCATTTTATCGCAAATACGGGTGGATTTGGCAAAGCAAAGATGTCTGACGGGGGCAACAAAATTCAGTATCAGGCAGACACCAGAATGGAAATCGCCGGAGGGGGTGAAAAGATATCGGCTGTTACGCCATGGGTCAACACCAATAAGGAAAGAATAGGGCAGGTGTTAAATTGGAAAATTATTTGTTCGTCTATGGGGGCTCCGGGTGGTCAGGTACAAAGTTGGCTCAGGTATGGTCATGGTATAGACAAGACCCAAGAAGTGCTAATGCTGGCTCAGGATTTGGGCATGATAGAAAAGGCCGGAGCTTGGGCGACATGCACCTTTATGCTAGAACACAAAGAGCTGGCAAAAGAAATAAATCCAACACTGAATATAGAGGATGATGAGGCCATCTTGAAGGCTTTTAAATTTCAGGGACAAGACAAGCTATATGGCTTTATTGCAGATAATCCAAAATTAGTTTCCCTGCTGGAACAAGAGATTAAGGAAATGCTATAGTGAATGTCAGAGGTCTTGATGGAAGGGAACACAGCTGGAATCCATCATCCAAAGAAGCGAAGACAGACAAAAGATCATCTCTTCACAAAAGGGCAAAAGAAGTGCTTGACAGCGCGTTTCCATATGATAGAATCCTAGAGGAGGTATCTTTGCCGGGAACCCGAACCAGTACCGGCGGGGGCACACTAAGAGCAGACTTTTTTATACCAAATCGAAATTTACTTGTGGAGGTGCATGGTGAACAGCATCATAAATTTAATAGTTTCTTCTATAAAAATAAATTAAGTTTTTACAGGGCCAAAGCCCGCGACTCCAGAAAAAAAGAATGGTGCGAGCTGAACGATATCACGTTGATAGAATTTAATTATGACGAGGATGTAGATGACTGGCGAAGAAAAATTAAATGAATTCGTGCAAGCTATTGAGACGTGGATAGACTCTAGGTATGTCCATACCACCCAAGCAAAAAAAGAGCCCATACAGGCACTGAGCTTCACTAAGGACAGAATTCAAGCGTTGACCAGCGACGAATGTGCGTGCTACGCATATGAACTATATGCTTACGCAGAATATATAGAAACCCTAAGAACAAAAGAAAATGCAATTTTAGAATGGGCGGATTCCAGTATTTGGTATATAATATCTACAGTAATGCAAAACTACGGAACTCAATATACCAAGTGGCAAGAGAAATATTACTCCGCCATAAAAGAGAACCCATTGGCCGCCGAAATACTAAAGGTCAAAAATCATGCAGAGGCCAGAGTCAAGATGTTGAGCGGTAAGGCTGATCGCCTGCAAAACATGGCGAATATTTTAACAAATTTATCCAGAAGGAGATAAGTGTGGACAAGCTAGAAGAAGCTAAAAAACTACTAAAGACGGCCCTAGAAACAGACGACGCAGAGCTTGTGTCTCTGGCCAATAAAATATTACAACAGGCAGACACAGAAACCGAAAGCGTGACTCCTGATCGGGCTGTGGGCAGGAATGTTAGCGAAGAAGATTTCCTTGCCCCTATTACAAAATCCGATACAATGCCGACCTACAAGGGGTCACCCGTTAACGATGTGAGCAATAGGGTTAATAAGTTCGTAGACGATGGCTCCGAAGCCAAGGATGTAACCACCCCGGACTTCCAGCCCGTTGAGCGGGGCCGTAAACCAATTAAAAACGTGAAGCAGGTTTGCGGACGATGCGATCACGAATTTTTAGTTCACCCAACACATGTTCGAGAGTTCTTTACCTGCGACAAATGTCTAAAAAAATAAATAAAAAACTGGAAGACCTCGCTGCGGAAAGAGCCGTACTAGCGGCCCTGTGTCAGTACGGTTTGGACGCTTTCCTAGAAGTTGATTTCATTGACGGTGATCACTTTACCGATACAATGAACCAGCTTTTATTTCACTGTATACATAAGTCAATCTCGGAAAACACCAAGGTTGAATTGTCCTCTATACTTTCTGCCGCCAATGATTTGGGCGTATACGACCAGATCAACACAAAAGAAGAAATAGGTTTTCTTAGGTCTCTCTTCAATTTTCCTATCCATAAGGAAAATGTGGGCTCGCACGCGGCCAAAATCGCAAAACTTAAATTAGCCCGAGACCTAAAGAGGGTGCTGAGGGCCTGTGAGAAAGACCTTGATTCAGTTACCGGTGACGAGGACATTATGGAATTGGTGGCAAAGATTGAGGAGCCACTTTTAGATGCCACTGGCGACATATATCAAAATTCCGGCAATAAAGCAGAACTTCTGGGGGAGGGCATTGATGAATATGTTCAGAATCTCACAGAGAATGTGTCTGATTTTGTTGGCATACCAAGTGGATTTTCTCGATTCGACATGGCTATTGGAGGGGGGCTCAGGAGAAAGTGCGTAGACTTAGTTGCCGCTCGTCCGAAGGTTGGTAAATCCATGTTTGGCGATGCTGTAGCTATGCATGTTAGCTCAAACCTCAATATGCCGGTACTTGTTTTGGATACCGAGATGTCTAAAGAAGATCATTACAATCGCATCCTTGCCAGTATTGCGGGTGTGGAAATTAATAAAATTGCAACCGGACAATTTTCTGAGAATGAAATAGACAAGGAAAAGGTCAATAGCGCGAAGCTCAAAATGAAGGAGATCCCCTACCACTACATTAGTATTGCTGGCCAATCTTTTGAAGCCATACTTAGCATGATGCGTAAATGGATATACCAGCATGTTGGATTTGACGAAAATGGCACAACTAAGGATTGTCTTATCGTCTACGATTATCTAAAGCTGATGGGTTCTGAGGGAATTAGTTCTTCGATGCAGGAATATCAGGTTCTTGGCTTTCAGATTACCAAGTTGCACAATTTTATGGTTAAATACGATGTGCCATGCTTGGCATTTGTGCAATTAAACAGAGATGGTATCACTAGGGAATCAACTGATGTGGTATCTGGTTCAGATAGACTGATCTGGTTGTGTACCAGCTTTTCGATATTTAAAATAAAGTCTGACGAAGAGATGGCTGATGATAATCCGGAAAATGGAAACAGGAAATTGGTGCCCGTTGTCGCTAGACACGGGGAGGGCCTCGATGATGGCGACTACGTAAGCATGAAAATGTTTGGTAAATATGGCAGGATAGAGGAAGGGCTCACCAGAAATGAAATTCATCAAAATGCGAGATCTAGGGCGGGGGGATTTGAGATAGATGAAGACATTGAGTCAGAATCAGATATCCAAGATCTGTGAAAATCTATTTGAGGATTTGCCGAAACTATTTGGCGCATTTGGCGTCGAATACATAGAATATCCAAATAGGTATTCGTTTGCGTGTCCAGTACATGGTGGCGACAATCCAGAAGGGTGCAGTATTTTCACCGATGGAACGTCCTCAAAAGGAAACTGGCAGTGCTGGACGCACCACTGTGAAGAAGAATATACCAACAATCTGTTTGGATTCGTTCGTGGAATGGTGTCCGAACAAAGGTCAAAAAAAATATCGCTAAATGAAACCGCAGCATTTTGCACCCAGTTTTTAGACACAACCCTAGATAGACTAGACGTTCCAACATCTAGGCCAAATGAAGATTTAAAAATTTTAGAAATCTTCAAGAGGTGTATACAGAGAGAGTCCTTGGGAATATCAAGGGATGAGATTAGATCCAAGATAAGCATTCCCTCCAGTTATTATATTGAAAGGGGTTTTAAATCAGAAACGTTAGATGTGTTTGACGTGGGATTATGCGAGGAGAAATACAAACCCATGTCTGGAAGAGTCGTTGTCCCAATATACGACGAACACTATGGTTATGTGGGGTGTGTGGGTAGAAGTATTGTGCCTGACATGAAGCCAAAATGGCTGCACAGCACTGGATTCAAAAAGAATGTGTTGTACGGACTGAACATAGCACATAAGTATATATTAGAAACACAATCTGTAATATTGGTAGAGGGACAGGGCGACGTGTGGAGAATGCATGAGGCAGGCTATAAGAATTGCGTTGGTATTTTTGGCTCAAGCATAAATGATGAACAATTGTTGCTGCTTGAGCAAAGTGGGGCCCTGAATCTAATAATATTGACCGACTCGGATGACGCTGGCAACAAGGCTCACCTACAAATAATGAAAAAATGTGGAAGAAGATTTAACTACCATAGGCCGGAAATTTCAACCAAGGACGTGGGAGAAATGCCCATCGAACAATTACAAACTGAGCTATTTCCCCAACTAGAAGGAATGATATAATGAATAGTAGAATTCTTGGCTTCGCCGGTCACAAACAAGCCGGTAAAACGGCCTGTTCAAATTTTATACATGGTTATCAGCTGCGAGCACAGGGCATTATAAACACATTCAACATAACTGCCGATGGTAAGCTTATTGTAGATACCGTTATAACCAATCCGGAGGGAGAAGAAGAGCGAGCCAACGCATCCTTAGATGTAAGTAGAAATGATGAAGAATTTGCCGCGTGGGCCATGTACAACATGTGGCCATATGTCAAGAACTATTCCTTTGCTGGTCCGCTGAAAGAAATTGCAGTGACCTTATTTGACCTCAAGCCCGAGCAGGTGTATGGTACGGACATACAAAAAAATACTAAAACTTGGTTCAAGTGGGAAGATGTGCCGGGGGTTGTTACAGATAAGCTGGAGGCACAACACAAAGCCATTAAAACATTAATTAAACAGGGGAAACTTCAGTACCACGAGCCGGGAAAAATGACCGCTAGAGAATTTTTACAGTTTTTTGGCACAGACGTTTGTCGCAATATATTCCAAGATATTTGGCAACAACGACTCATAAATAGCATAGCCTCAGAGGGACCATTGGTGGCAATTATTGACGATTGTAGATTTCCAAACGAGGTAGAGGGAATCCAGAGCGCAGGGGGGAAGGTGGTACACCTTACGCGAAGTCCGCACAAAGATGGACACGCAAGTGAAACTGCTATAGATGGCTGCAAAAACTTTGATGCAGTCATTGACAATGCGAAACTTTCCATCCATGAAACCAATGTGGAAATAGTCAGACTATTGGGCGTGTGGGGTTGGCTAGGAGAGTCGGTTAAACCTCCAGAGCTTAATCCCAAGCCCGTAGAATCCGAACAGTCGACACACCCGCTACAATCAAGTAGTGAGCCCGAATTGGTGGGCGGCATACACGCCATTAAAAAGGAATCCGAATGATAGTTACATATATCCGTAGTTCCTCTTACAATAATTATGACTATTGCCAGATGCAGTACTTCATAACGTATGTTCTGGGACATAGATCCACATCTGGAAAGAAGGCCCAGCTAGGCACAATCGTTCACAAGGTAATGGAGTGCTTGGCGTCCTGCACGAAAGAGCTACAAGACTCAGACAAAAGAACGGGACTCTCGACAACGGACGACGCTCTAGGCGAAATAAAGTTTACGGCAAACAAACTAGCGACCAAGAAGTTTGTCAAGGAGTTACTTGACGCAAGCTACAAATATTACACCGAGAACTGCACACACAACTACACCGGGGCCGATCTAAAGTTCTGCACAAAGTCTGTCGACGATGCCCTCTCTTATAATGATGGGCAGTTCGATCCCCGAAACAGAAACGTTGTGGCATCGGAGCCCCAGTTTGATATTCTCATTGAGGAAGATTGGGCAAAATATGATTACACAATGCCAAACGGAGAAAGGGTGACGGGGCAGTTGGCTATTAAGGGAACTATCGACCTCGTGACGGAAATAGATGATGGAGTGATCGAGGTAATTGATTGGAAAACAGGAAGAAGGCTCAACTGGGCCACAGGAGAAGAAAAAACTTACGAAAAATTACTTGAAGATCCTCAGCTCTTGTTGTATAATTATGCCATATCCAAAATGTTTCCTGAATATGAGCAGGCAATTATGACGATATATTACATCAGAGACGGTGGACCATTCAGCATGTGTTTCGATAAAGCCGACCAAGAAAAGTTCTTGGGTATGCTGGAAAAGAGATTCAAGCAGATAAAAAGAAATGATTCCCCGATGCCCATTTCAAGAAATAGATCCCACTTCAAATGTACAAAGCTGTGCCACTTCTATAAAAATAATTGGCCCGGCACCAATATATCCATGTGTGAGCACGTAGATGAGCATTTGAAGGCGTGTGGGGAGCAAGAAACAATAGAAAGCTGTACGCAAGAGGGATTTGAAGTAGGATACTACGAGGCACCCGGATAATGATTGAAATAAACATAACAGACGAGATGAAAGAACAGGCTTGGAAAAAAGCGCGTAGCATGGGAGAAATTAATAATTCGATCACAAAAGGCGGCGGCAACATTGCTGGTTTCTTGGGCGAAGAAATCGCTAATAAAATTATTAAAGGTGACATCAACAACACATATGATTATGATATAATTAAAGATGGTGTTACATACGATGTTAAAACCAAAAGATGTACTAGCGAACCCAAAGAATATTATGAATGTTCCGTCGCCGCTTTTAATACTAATCAAAAGTGCGATCATTATGTTTTCATTAGAATAGAAAATGTAAAAGGAAAATGGGGGCGCGCGTGGATATTGGGCTCCTATGAACATGATCAGTACTTCAAGGACGCCAGATTTTTAAAAAAGGGACAGATTGACGGAAATAATAACTTTAAGGTAAAAGCGGATTGTTATAATATTGCCATTAAAAACTTGAAAGACGTATGAGCTGGATACCTATAAATTGTAAGACACACTTTAGTTTGCTTCAGGCGTTCTCTAAGTGCGATAAATTGGCACAGAAGTGCAAAGAGTATGGGTATAGCGCGTGCGTCATATCTGATATAAGCACTGTATCTGGAGCTATTAATTTTCATCAGGCGTGTCGCACGCACGGCATCAAGCCTATCTTGGGATGTGATTTCGGTGACTACATCCTAATAGCCAAGAACAAAGATGGGTGGCTAGACCTGATTAAAATCGTATCACAGCACGATCTAGAGGTACTCAAAGATGGGGCCAGCCACGGCAATCTTATTTGTGTTACCACCGACATGCAGTCTGGATACAAGAAACTGTTTGGTACCAATTACTTTTGCTACGATTATAACAATCGCAAGATTTGCTACGTTACACAAGACGAGGCAGAAGCGCATCGAGTTATATTGTGCTCCGGCATGAAAACAACACTACCTAAAGCAAGGGATCGGCTTAAGAAGGGCGAAGAAATTGAGCATCAGGAGTTTTTTGAATCGGATGATTTTTATCTTCCGTCTCCTCAGGAGGTCACAGACTCAAGGAAGGACATAGATTTACTAAACAAAATAGCCGATATGTGTGAAGAGTACGAGGTTACGGGGGCACCCATGCTACCCAAGTTTGAGTGTCCTGAGCAGTTCAATGAGGACCAATACATAAAAGAGTTATGCAGACGTGGATGGCGAGAAAGACTCATGGAAAAGGGCGTCGTTGACACACCAGAAATAAAACAGAAGTATCTAGACAGGGTTAATCAGGAGCTTGAAGTTATATTTAAGGCTAAATTGTCTGGGTATTTCTTGATTGTACAGGATATCGTAAATCACATTAAGGCCAAAGGCTGGCTAGCTGGTCCCGGTCGTGGATCGGCTGCGGGATGTTTGATATCCTATCTTCTGGGCATCACAGAAGTTGATCCTATTCGATATGATCTTATTTTTGAGAGATTTTACAATGAGGGCAGAAATTCTGATGGTCATACTTCTTTACCAGATATTGATGTGGACGTGCCAGCAGAACATCGTGACGAGATTATTGAATACATTAAACAGAAATACCATCCCGACAACGTGGCACAAATGATCACATTTGGCAGACTTCAGGGGCGAGCGGCACTAAAAGAAGTACTAAGAATTAATGATGCTGTGTCATTTGCTGAAATGAATGAGATAACTAAATGTATTCCCAACGAAGCGGACATATCTGATCAATTGGAGATGATGGACGATAGATCCATAATCAAGTGGACATTGGCGAATGACCCCGAGGAATTAAAAGAATGGTGTATCATGGACGAAAACGGCAACTTGGATGGATCACTGTCTCCATTATTTGACCAAGCCATCAAGATTGAGGGCACCAATAAGTCTCAGGGCAAACATCCGGCTGGGGTAATTATAGCCAAAGAAAGGCTAAAGGATATATGCCCAATGACGTTGGATAAGGGGGGGCATACTATTGCCGCCTTTGAAATGAACGATCTGGAAAGTCAAGGACACGTTAAGTTTGATATCTTGGGGATCGACCTATTAAGCAAAATAATGGATATAACAAAATGAAAACACTTAAAACGAATACCCAACAACAGGACTATAAGTCTGTAATATTTTCTGGCTGCTCTATTGAATCAAATGGTATCTCGTTATGCTGTCTTAGCGACCACAATAGCGGTAGCACAGGAAATGGGGGCTCCAGATATCAGGTTTGGTCAGATAGACATAGGTGTTATAACATGTTTTATAACATAGACGATGCGGTAAACAAGTTTCTTGAGTTAAAGCAAAGGAGATAATCATCAACTATCGCGATATTATAGTTTTCGATTTTGAGACAGGCGGTAGAGATCCACACACCTGTCAGCCTACACAGATTGCTGCTGTAGCTATTCACGCAAGAAGGCTAGAGATTCAGCCCGGAGGAACCTTTAACAGCGAAATGAGGCCCATTATAGACGACGAGAAGGCCATTAAGGCGGGAGTTGGGCCGCTTGAAGAGAAGGCTCTGGAGATCACAAGAAAAACCAGAGAGGAACTAGCTAAAGCTCCGCTCCCCAAAACGGTATGGAAAAAGTTTGCCAAATTTTGTGATAGATATAATTTCAAGAAAACTTCTTATTACGCACCAATTGCCGCTGGCTACAATATCAACGGATACGATATGCCAATCGTGGAGCGTATGTGTCAGCAATATGGACCCATCGACGAAAAGAAGGGATGCCAAAAGATCTTTAATCCCATCTTTACTATTGATGTTATGCAACATATTTATTGCTGGTTTGAAAATAATCAAGATGTTAAGGGATATAGCATGGATTACATGCGTGATTATTTCGGCATGAGTGAGAATAGCAAGGAAAACGCTCACGATGCACTGCAAGACGTAAAAGATACTGCCAATCTTATGATAAAGTTCTTGAAGTTGCAAAGAAGCCTGTTGAAAAAAGTTAAATTCGAGAAGGCTTTTGCTAAGGGTGAGGTTTACGTTAGATGAGTAATTTTGACATTAATAATTTTGAAGATGATAATGTCTGGGATTTGATTTGTGACGGTCAAACTAAAGGGGTTTTTCAACTAGAATCCCAACTGGGTAGATCTTGGGCCAAGAAAGTCCAGCCACGCAATATCAATGATTTGGCTGCATTAATATCGTTAATTCGTCCCGGTTGCTTAAGGGCTGTGACGGATGACAAGTCTATGACACAGCACTACTGCGACAGAAAATCCAATAAAGATCCGGTTACTTACCCAGACGATTCCCTTGAAGATATTTTATCCGAAACATACGGCGTTCTTGTTTATCAAGAGCAATCTATGATGATCGCCCAAAAATTGGCCGGATTTGATCTTAAAGAAGCTGATGATCTTCGTAAGGCCATTGGTAAAAAGAAGGCCGACCTAATGGAAAAGGTGAAGGGGGCATTTCTCAAGGGTGCCCAAAAACGGGACATGGTTACCAAGGAGGTTGCGGAAGAAATTTTTTCTTGGATTGAAAAGTCCAACAGGTACGCTTTCAATAAATCACATGCAGTATCATACGCAATAAATGCCTACTGGAGCGCGTACTGTAAGCGGTATAAACCCATGCGATTCTATGTGTCTTACTTAAACCATTCTGACCGGAAACCCGACTCCCAAAAAGAATTGAAAGAGCTGATCGTAGACGCTAAGCTTTCGGATATTGAGGTTTATCCCCCCAGACTACAACACCTTCATACAAACTTTTTTGCAGAAGGCCAAAGAATATATTTTGGAATGAGGCACATCAAACATGTGGGTGAAAAGGAGTGCCAAAAAATAGAGGACGTGCTCAACGAAGAAGACGTTTCGTCCTATTCGTGGATGGACACATTAACTAGAATCATACATAAAACACGGTTAAATAAAAGAGCGGCCATCGCTCTAATATCCGTGGGAGCATTCAACGGTGTCAATAATACTAGGGATCGGGAGCAAATGCTATATGAATTCGATAGTTGGAAGAATTTAACCGCCAGAGAGCAAGAGTATATCGCTAC